ATGGAAATTACAGTATCAAAAACAGCTTTATCAGATAAGTTAAAATCAGTCGGGCGAATTATACAGCCTAAAAACTCATTACCTGCCTATGATAACTTTTTGTTTGTTATAGATGAATTTGGAGTCATTCTAGTAACCGCAGGTGAAGAAGGTGGACGCATCTCTACAAACATAGATGGTACCGCAGACTTCACCAATTACACTTTCATGGCTAATGCAAAAACATTACTTGACGGACTAAAAGAGATTCCCGAACAACCTTTGATTATATCCATCCTTGAAAAGGAATTGATTGTCAAGTATGCAAACGGTAAGTTCTCAATACCTATTGAGAAAGGAGATCAATACCCATCTATGAGTACGGATGATACCGCCAGCCCATTTCTTGTATCAGGCAATGATTTATTATACGGAATAAGGCAAGTTTTGATCTGTAGTGCCAATGATGAACTCCGTCCGGTAATGAATGGTGTCTATTTTGATATCGGTTTAGATTCAATGTCATTTGTCGCAACAGATGGTACCCGCCTAGCAATGATTGAGAATCCATCCGCTTATACGCGCAAGGAACGGGCGGCCTTTATCCTGCCGAGCAAGTTTGCTAAAGTACTTTCTAACATTGTTCCAGAAGATTGCATGGAAGTAGAGATATCGGTAAATCAGACTAATATTTTATTTGAGTTTGATTCATACCGGTTAATCTGCCGTATGATCGAAGGCCGGTATCCTAACTATCGCGCTGTTATTCCTCAAAAGCAACCAAATCGTGCTGTATTAAAGAAAGCTGATATTGTGTCAGCTTTAAAGCGCGTATCTGTCTTCTGTGATGAAAGTTCGTCTTTGGTAGTCCTCAAGTTCGATTCTGACTCTCTTAAAATTGCAGCTCATGATTTAGATTTTTCTAAGTCTGCAGAAGAAACGATTACCCTGCAGTCAGGCTGTAATATTGAAATCGGCTTTAGAAGTAGCTTCTTGATTGAAATGATGAATAACATTCCTTCGGAAGATATTGCCATCACTATGAGCGATCCATCGCAGGCTTCACTTCTTACCCGCTGCGACGAAGAAGTAAAAAGCTTAACCTATCTATTAATGCCTTTATCAATTAATAATTAAAGTCATGGGAAAAGAGAACCAATCATTTAAACAGGTTATTCAATCTTATTTAGAGCAACGTGCAAAGAGGGATTCCCTCTTTGCCACCTCTTTTGCGAAGCAAAATAAGAATATAGATGAATGTTGCAATTACATTATAGGTGAAGCTAAAAAACGCGGTGGGAACGCTGTATTCATGTCTGACGATGAAGTATTCGGGCTTGCAGTTCATTACTACGATGAAGATGATATCAAAGTTAGTAAGCAAACCAATTATAAGGTATCAGCTGGAAATGTGAAAAAAGAAGCATCTACAGAACAACCAGAAATTAAAAAGCCTGCTTCTGCCCCTAATAAGCGTAAAGGGATGAAAAAGCAAATACCTTCCGGACAATTTTTATTATTTGAAGACTTATGAAGCCAAGAACGAAATTACAGCTTAGAGTAGCAGGTTTAAGTAGCCAGCTACCTAATATTGAGAATATGATGATTGACTGGGCTAAAAGCGATTGTTTAAAACATATAGGATATGCAACCAAGTCACGTGCTATATGTATGGAGTGCGGGCAGCGCTTCTCTCCAGAACTTGTAAAACGTAAGCGTGCTATTTGTCCTCATTGTGGTGCATGCTTGAAGATAGAACAGTCAAGGAAGCGTACAGACAAACAATCGATGTTTATTGCCAAAGCGGAAATTTGTGAAGAATTCCAAGTTATCCGAAGCTTTGAATTGATTGCTTACTATCAGGCAGAAGCGAATCCTCGTTATTTTATTCGTGAGATACTGCAACATTGGATAAAAGATGATGGCAACCGGGAGGTAGTAGCTCGTGCTAACAATACGGGACATTGTGGATGGTGTGGAGATTTGGAGATACGTAATAAAGTTGTTGGATCATATTATTACAGTTGTAGTAATGATGTTTATTGTGAACGCTATCATCCAGCCTCCGTCTTTAGACCTAAGTATATTCAAATGGGTATAGATTGTAAATTACGCGGTATGTCATTTCTTACTGCTACCAATATAATTCCCCATTCTCCCAAGGCTGAAACACTTCTAAAGGCAAGACGTTATGAATTAATAGATCATTTCGAGGGACACCGTTACAAGATTGATATGTATTGGCCGTCTATTAAAATTTGCCTTCGAAATAAATATCGGATTAAGGATGTTTCCATGTGGTTTGATTATCTGAAACTACTTGAACATTATCGTAAGGATCTGCATAACGCCCATTACGTTTGTCCTAAGAATCTAAAAAAAGCCCATGACTTGTATGTGGCGAGAAAGAAACGTGATGATGAAAAAGAACGCAAGGCTAAAGAAATGCAACAATTGCTTAAACTCAAGAAGGATGCAGAGAATTATATCAAAGAAAAATCGAAGTTCTTTGACCTAAAAATGTCTGATGGTAAAATAGTCGTAGTACCGCTCAAAAGTCTTGAAGAGTTTCAACAAGAAGGTGAAATCATGCACCATTGCGTCTTTACAAATAAATATTATAAAGAAAAGGATTCACTCATTCTTTCTGCTCGAATCGGCAAGAAACATATTGAGACCGTAGAGGTCAATTTAAAAACATTCAGTATTGTTCAGTCCCGTGGAGCCTGCAATAGTAATACCGAGTACCATAACCGTATTATCGGACTCGTGAAAAAAAATATGAACTTAATACGTCAGAAACTGACGGCATAGCATACAATGACCTATATAGATTATATAAACCAATTTTGGAAGATGAATCGAAGTGTAGAATTCAGCCCGAACGAAGTCTTTTTGTACTTCTATCTCTTGAATGAGTGCAATATTCGGGGTTGGCAGAATCCGTTTGAGCATCCCAACAAGACTATCGTCCTCGCAACCGGTATATCAGAGAAAACCGTCATTGAAGTTAGGAACAGATTGCAGCAAAAAGGTTTAATAACCTTCGAATCGGGTAAGAAGAATGCGAAATCGCCAGTTTATTACTTACTTGACGAAAGTAAAACGGTAAGTAAAGAGGTAAGTAAAGAGGTAAGTAAAAGAGTAAGTAAAACGGTAAACATTAATAATAAGACTAAAGACAATAAGACTATAACTCTCTCACGCGCATGCGTGGGAGAGCTGTTTCCGGAAGATAGTTTTTTCGATAAGTCTTTAGAAGAATGCTATCAGGAACTGAAATCTAATCAGTCATGGGCGGAAACTGTAACGATGAATACTCGTTCTTCCGGTTATGATGAATTTACGATAGAAGCCTTTTACGAGTGTTTGAAGCAATTCTTTATGAAACTACAAAATGAGGGTGAAACGACAAAGTCGCCAAAAGGCGCGATGTCTCACTTTGCCCGATGGTTGAAATTAGAACTAAGCAACAAAAAAGATGGAAAAAGTAAGAGAACAGATACAGATTCAGAAACAAAAATTAAAGTGCGGACCATCAAGCTATGACCCGATTGCTTTTAAGAATTCGATGAATTTGTTCCGAAGATGTTGTTTATATGTATGCCCAAATTTTTGCGTTGACGATCGAAATCGCGAAATCATGAATGAGATTTTTTTATATCTCATCGGAGGGTCGAACGTTTTAGACCGCAGCAAAGGATTGTGGCTATATGGTTCTGTAGGAACCGGAAAATCCTGCATATTGAAAATCATACAGATGTATGACAGGTATAGCAACGGAAAAGACAAAACAGGATATTACCTACAGGGAGGATTCCCGATAGAGGCAGCAGCTTTCGTAGCTAACCAGTATTGCAAGAAAGGCATTGACGGAATCTTAAGTTATGACGGTTCAAATGGAATAGCGTTAGGTCTGGATGAAGTCGGACGAGAGCCTAAGGTAAAGCATTACGGGACAGAGATGGATGTGATACAGTACATACTTCAAATGAGATACGACAACAGGAGAAGTTGTACAACATTCGTGACTACTAATTTATTTCCGGAAGAGATTCATTTAAAATATGGGGAATATATTGCCGATCGAGTTAACGAAATGTTTAATGTTGTGGAAATCGGAGGTAAAAGTCGAAGATAATTGTATCTTTGAAAACTATTATAAAAAAACAAAAAACCATGAAAGAAAAAAAACAGCAACAAGAAGATGATAATCAATTTAACATGAACCTTCTTTACGCACCTGAATTAGAAAAAGTTGTATTGGGTACATTAATGACTGACAAAAAGGCTTATGCGTTAATAAGTGATATTCTTCGTCCAGAATCTTTTTACGAATATCGACATCAACTGATATATGCTGCAATAATTACCCTCGCGGTCAATCAAATGCCGATAGATATTCTAACTGTAAAGGAGCAACTTAGCAAACGAGGCGAATTAGATAAAATTGGAGGACCAGCTTATATAACTCACTTGAGTAGCAAAGTAGCATCATCGTCTCAAACGCAGTATCACGCCCGAATCATTGCACAAAAGTATATATCCCGCCAATTACTTGCACTTGCAACAGATATTCGCTTAAAAGTATTCGATGAAACCCAAGATGTAGAAGATTTAATTTCGGAAATCAGAGGAAAGCTGACTGATATATCCTCATTAAATACGGAACATGATTGTATTCAGATTAACCCCGTGATTGATGAAGTCTATAAACTAATTCAGAAGGCAGCTACACGAACTGATGGACTAAGTGGTTTGGAAAGTGGATTCACTAGATTGGATAAAATGACATGTGGCTGGCAGAATGGTGATTTGATTACTATAGGAGCACGTCCTGCAATGGGGAAAACAGCATTTATTATATCTATGCTAAGAAATATGGCGGTCAACTTCAGAATTCCAGTCGCTTTGTTTTCTCTTGAAATGAGCAATGTGCAGTTAGTCAATCGTCTTATCACCAATGTCTGCGAAATTCCAAGTGAGAAAATCAAGAGCGGACAGCTTGCCTGTTATGAGTGGCAGCAATTGGACTATAAACTAAAAGATTTGCAAGACGCTCCTCTTTATGTAGATGACTCACCACTTATGAAAATGGATATTTTGTGTAATAAGGCACATTATTTAGTAAAAGAAAAGGGTGTTAAGTTGATTGCTATCGACTATGTTCAATTGTTATATAATGACATCAAATATACAGAGAATAGATATTCGGAAATAAATTACTTCACAAGAAGATTAAAATCTTTAGCAAAAGAGCTGAATATTCCTATTATTATTACATCGCAATTGAATCGGGCAATTGAATCTCGTGAAGGGATTGATGCTAAACGTCCTCAGTTAATAGATTTACGTGATAGTGGTACATTATGCGATGATTCTGATATGGTTCTTTTTTTACATCGGCCAGAATATTATAAGATTTTTCAAGATGATCGAGGAAACGATATGCGAGGTATGGCAGAAGTAATTATTGCTAAGCATCGTAACGGTGCACTAGGTGAAATATTATTGCGATTCAAAGGCGAATTCTGTCGCTTTTCAAATCCAGAGGAAGACATATGTATTCCCATGCCTGGTGAACCCATCGGTACGAAACTTGGTTCTTCTTCAATCTCTAAAACCAAAGTGCCATTCTCTATAGATAATCAAATTAAAGATGATGGTCCATTACCTTTTTAAAATATTCGCTGAATTAATTATCTCTTCAATATTTTTTCTATCTTTGTAAAAGAATGGTGTTGCGCCGGATTTTGAAGAAAAAATCCGGCATTTGTTATTTGTAAGTTACTGAAACACTAAAGTATTCTCTTTGCTATGTCATACTTAATTTAAAAAATTAAAATTATGGCAAGTGAAGCAGTAAATAATTACATAACTAAACGCTACGAACGCTGGCTTGATTACTCTTTGTATCATTGTGGGCTTGCTGGTATTTCAGACGAGGCAACAGATGTCCTAAATGAGGTCATATGTTCGCTCCTTCAGAAGCAAAGCAAGCTACTTGATAAATTACTCGACACAAAGAAAAATGGCTATACAGAGCTTGATTTCTTTGTTTTGAAGATGATAAAGTTGAACGCATCCTCTCCTACTTCACAGTACCGGAGTAGATACAAACCTCTACCAGTGGATGATAATGTAGATTATTCGAGGCTTGATATCGAGGATATTCCAGGTGATTCAGTAGATCGAAATGCTGAAATATTAGACAGGCTGCATTTAGTAAGAGATACATTTGAAAGCTTGGAACTCGGAGATTTAGCTGCACAAGTGTTTGAGTTTCATTTCTTCCAGGATGGAAATTTCTCTGAATGGGAAGGCCCGGAGACATTAAAGCAGCTATATGAGATATATAACGGAGTACAAGAACTTATTAGAAAGAAAATAGCCGGGGAATCTATATTTTAATTGAAATTCCTTGGTCATGGAAGAAAAAGTAGAAATTAAGATTGATCCCCGGAACTATCGTATCCATGGGGACGAAAACAAGCGGCTTATCCACAAAAGCCTTGTTGAATGTGGAGCTGGTCGGTCCGTATTGGCCGACCGTGATAATGTGTTAATCGCTGGAAACGGCGTCTATGAAGAAGCTCAAAAGTTAGGTCTCAAAGTGCGTGTTGTAGAGTCTGACGGTACCGAGCTTATTGTTATTAAACGCAAAGACTTATCTACGGAAGATGAAAAGAGAAAACTGCTAGCCTTAGCGGACAATCATACTTCCGATACTTCTGAATTCGATTGGAAGTTAGTGATAGAAAACTTCTCGTCTGATATATTGAATGATTGGGAGTTTTCAGTAGACGAGATCGAACTTTCGACTGATATCCTTAATTCTGCCGATGAGAAAGATAATAATCTTTATACAAAAAAAATAGTATCCCCAATCTACACACCGACTGGCAATAAACCTGCAATATCAGAACTCTATAATCTTGAAACTTACAATTGTCTGATGAAACAAATTCAGGAGTGTAATTTAGACAAGCAGACTAAAGATTTTCTTCAGATTGCAGCTTCAAGGCACATTGTTTTCGATTATGGAAAAATTGCTGAATTTTATGCTCATTCAAACAACATCATTCAAAATTTAATGGAAAATTCAGCTCTTGTCATTATAGATTTTAATAAAGCTATTGAACTAGGATATGTTTGTTTAAAGAAAGAATTGTCAGACTCATATTTGGAGGATTATAGCAATGATGAAAAATAATAGCTTCGTTGCATTGATACTTACACATGGGCGTCCAGACAATGTACATACAGTAAAAACATTACGGAAATGTGGATATACAGGTGATATTATCATAGTATTAGATAATGAAGATCTGAAGATAGATCGTTATCGCAAAAACTACGAAAACATATATGTATTCGACAAAAAAGAAATAGCATCAGAAACAGATGAGGGTGATAACTTCAATGATCGTCGAGCTATTATTTATGCGAGAAATGCTTCTTTTGAAATAGCAAAAGAAAAAGGCTACCAATATTTTATTGAGTTAGATGATGATTATACGGAATTCTCATACACTTATAATCAATACGGTGAAATGAAGCAGAAAAACATTATCAATCTTGATAAAGTACTTGATGCTCTAATTGATTTCAAGAATAAAACAGGTGCTTTAGCTGTTGCATTAGCTCAAAGAGGAGATTTTATCGGAGGAAAGCAGAATAATATAGTTCGTGGTGAATTACTTAAACGGAAAGCTATGAACTCATTTATCTGTGATACAAACATGCCTTTTAAGTTTTTTGGTAAAATTAATGAAGATGTAAACACTTATACCTTACTGGGTAGCAGAGGAAATTTGTTTTTTCAGATACCTCATGTCTCACTGAATCAAGTAACAACCCAACAATCAAATGGCGGAATGACTGATATCTATTTGGATAGTGGGACTTATGTTAAGTCTTTCTACACAATTATGTATGCTCCTTCTTGTACAAAGATACGCCCAATGGGAAGCGTGTACAAACGCTTACATCATAGTATTAATTGGAATAATGCTGTTCCCAAAATAATTCCAGAAGATTGTAAAAGATAGCCCTTCTTTATATTTTGATTATAGAAGATTATTCAAGTTAAAGAATGGGTTATTTCATTTTAGTTTTAGTTAGTTATAGTTTATGACAGAGAAGAAGAATCCGGCCGAGAAGAAGAAAAGAGGGCGTAAATCAGAATACAGAATAGAGTATGCCGATCAAGCTCTAAAGCTTTGTTTGTTGGGTGCAACAGATAAAGAGCTCGCCGAATTCTTCTCTGTTTCAGAGCAAACCTTAAACAAATGGAAAAAAGACTATCCCGAATTTCTTGAGTCCCTAAAAAAAGGAAAGAATATTGCGGATGCTAACGTTGCATCTCGGCTATATAATCGTGCTATCGGTTATTCCTGTAAGGCAACAAAATTTGCAACATCTGAAGGAAGAATAACAGACTCAAAGGAATATACTGAACATTACCCACCTGATACGACAGCCGCTATATTCTGGCTGAAGAACCGGCAACCGGAGAAATGGAGAGACAAAAAAGAAGTTGATGCAAATGTGAACCTTGGTGATGAACTGGAAGGATTGAGTGACGAACAACTACAGGCTATAATTGATGGCAAAGAAGAAGAGTAAAAGACAAATATTGATTCGTAAAGCAAAGGCTGCTACCATACTCCGCAAACGAATATCAAAGAAAGACTTTTGGGCGTTCTGTTTGTACTATGATCCGAAGTTTTTCTCTAAACGTCTGTTCCTAAAGAAGGTCGCAGAAGCGTTCATGCGTGTGTATGAATCATATTCTGCTGGTATAATCTACCGTCTTGCTGTCAGCATGCCGCCGCGTGCCGGTAAGTCTTATATATCATCTCTTTTCATAGCTTGGATGTACGGTCACTTTCCGGAAGAATCCGTAATGCGTAATTGTTGTTCTGATACTCTATACAACAAACTTTCGTATGATACCCGTGATATAGTTAAGTCGAAACGATATAAAGAGATATTCCCTGATATTCATCTGAAAGGTGATAAACAGAATGTGAAGAGTTGGAATGTGGAAGGCGCTCGCCAGGTATCTTATTTCGGTGGTGGTGTTGGCGGCACCGTGATCGGTTTCGGTGCATCAATGCTTGCCATGACCGACGACTTATACAAGAGCCTGGAAGATGCGTTATCCGACAATAATAACGAGAAGGTATGGTCTTGGAAACAAGGTACGCACGATTCACGTATTGAGGGAAGCTGCTGTATGATTGACATTGGTACCCGCTGGTCTTCTAGTGATGTCCTCGGACGTATGGAAGAAGCCGGCAAGTACAATGAAATCATTCGTATTGCTGCGCTGGATGAGAACGACGAAACTTTCTGCGCCGATGTACATACTACGGAATATTACCAGGAACTACGTTCTGAAACCGACGAAAGTATTTGGATGGCCGAATATATGCAGGAACCGTTCGAGGCCAAAGGGTTACTATTCCCTAAATCTGCTCTCATGCGTTTTAAAAGTGCTGATATCGCAGGAAAGAAACCTGACGGTGTTATCGGTGGTTGTGATACGGCAGACAAGGGAGATGATGATTTTTGCGCACCATTCGCAAAGGTATTCGGTCCCAAATACTTTATCACTGATGTTCTTTTCACCAAGGATCCTGTAGAAATAACAGAGCCTCGTTTGGCTCAAATGGTTATAGATACGGGATGCGATCAAATGCGTATCGAGTCAAACAACGGTGGACGCATATTTGCTATCCATGTCCGTAAATTGGTAACAGCGGAAAAGAAAGCCTGCACCATACAAGCCCGTCCTACTACACAGCACAAACCAACACGAATTATTATGAAGGCCGGTTGGATAAAGAGGTATTGCGCTTTCCTTGATGAATCAGAATACGCCAAAGGATCAGACTACGGTCGTTTCATGAAAGCATTAACAAGCTACAAGCGCGAGGGTGACAATGCTCATGACGATGCGCCGGATGGCATGACAATCCTTGCGGAGTTCGCAGAATCATTAGGTTTAAAATTCAAAGTGTCTACTCGTAAAGTAGGACGTGGATAATTTCATATTATAATATTGAATATAAATCATATAGAGTTTCAAATAACACATATAAAAGAGTTTTTGCCACAAATATTTGTAAATATGATATACCTGTTTTACTTTTGTTGAAAAAACATGTATTATTATCAACAACGTATATCTCTAAGAGAAATTAAAAGGTTACATGAGCAGAATCTTATTATTGACGCAAAAGATGGCGGATTACTATTAGGACCATCTCATAAAGAAGGTGGAATTTTATTTTTATTTGAGTATCAGGATTGTTTTAGAGTATTCGGTGAAGTTGAAGGTTATGAATACATTGTTAATAAGGAACAAGTTATGAAATACCAATCAATAATTCACGATATAAATAAGTATTATACTCCCCTTGAAAAGTTTGAAGAATATATACCTGATAGTAATATAACAATAATTGATGCCAAGCATCCTATATATAAAAATAGGTCCAAATTTATTATTCTAGATGTCAATGGAGGATTTTCTATCATTAATAAGTATGCGACTCAAAAGTATTTAAATACATTGGAAAAAATAAATCAAGGACTATTTTGAGAATCTTAGCGCAATTTTCCCATAATCTTCCTTAGTTTTGCCATTTATTATGTGATAAGATTTATAAGAGAAATAACGAAGTAATGTTAGGCGTTTTATATTTTAAGAGAAAAGTATATGCCAGACATTAAGGATATTCTAAAAAATGAAGACTTCGGAAGCATAGTCGGAGATTTATGCGTTGATACCCGAGAGAACCGTAATCCTCGCGAGTATATGGAAGAATACGATGGCGACAGGACTCGACGTAAAGAATCTGTCGGATATCGCGAACCGAAGAAGATCGCTGTATATTCAGAGACAGAAAAAGAAGTTGATCCCGATACAGGAGAAGAAAAGCCAAGGAGACTAGAGGATAAAACTGTAGAAGTCGCTCAAATTGTGACTAATCTACCAAAGAAGATAGTTCGTACCTCTGTTGCCTTTTTGTTTGGTGGTGAAATGACTATCACAGCTGAAGACCCAAATAACGGTTTTACCGAATTTAAGAATATCTATAAGCGTAAACTCAAGATGCAATCAGTTTTGAAAGAGTTTGCTAGAAAAGTTCTTTCAGAAACCAAAGCAGCTATTGTTTTCTATCCAGTTACCCGGGATGATGGAAAAAGCCAATTAAAGGTTAAGATTCTTTCTACTCCTAAAGATAACAATATCGAATGTGAATTCTATCCACATTTCGACGAGGACGACGATATGGACGGCTTCATCTATAAATACAATGCAGAAGTCAATGGCCGTACTTGTGAATGCGTGAAGATATACACGAAAGATGTTATCTATTCCGGAGTAATGGACGGCATTTGGCTAGTGAAAAAGACAAAAAACCTCTTTGGAAAGATTCCTGTAGTATATGCCGAAGTAGATTGCCCTGATTGGGAAGATGTTGCCAACTTGATTGATAAAAAGGAAATGAGGCTTTCCCGTTTGTCAGATACAAACGATTATTTCTCTGAACCAATTTTAAAAACCTATGGTCTTGCAAATCTACCAAGTAAAGAAACCGTTGGCAAGGAATTGAACTTCGGAATGGAAATAGACCCTGATACCGGTACATCGTATCATGGTGATGCCGACTACTTAGCGTGGCAGCAGTCCTGCGAATCCGTAACACTCGAGCTTAACCAATTAGACGATGCCATACACTCCGGAGCTTCCAGCCCTGATTTATCAATGAATAAGCTAATGGGATTAGGTAATTTAAGCGGAACATCTCGCCGATTTATGCTGATTGACGCGGAAATTAAAGCCAGTGAGCAGATGGAAATCTTCGGCCCTGCAGTTCAACGTACTGTGTCAATAGTTCAAGCAGGAATGGCTAACATCACACATACTAAGTATGCATCACAGCTAAATGATAATTTTATTGAGGTGGAGTTTGGCAGTATTCTCCCACAGGACCTGGCTGAAGAACTAAAGAATCTTGAAACAGCATCCCAATTCAATAGCAAAGAGACGATTATTAAAAATTCACCATATACGGATGATGTTGAAGAAGAGTTAGCCCGCAAGAAACAAGATGAGAAAGATACCGCTCAAAACAATTCATTCCTAGGAGCTACACTTTAACTATGCCTGGACTTTCTTTCTACGATAAACAGCATATACAGAAAGTTGCTGCACAGCAGGCCGTAATAGCCAATATCTTTAATCAGTTTATACTTTCTGTTTCCCCGTATCTCCGTAAATGGTCAGATGCGGGGAAAAACAATGTATGGATAAGCAATCAGGGAATAGAGAGTGCGGTTGACCGGGAACTACTAAACCTTGAATCAATGTTATATGCTAATATTTCCGCATTCCAAAAGGATGGCTGGGAACGAGCAGAGAGGAAGAATGATGATTTTATTTCCCTGTTCATCAAGGGAATGTCTATTTCTAGCGCAACTAAGGATGGAATGTTTACTCATAGCCTATCTGCATTTGAGGCTCTAAAGAATGATATAGATTCCAACGGTCTAAAATTGTCTGATAGAGTTTGGAATATTACACAGCAAACGAAATCGCAACTCGAATTCTATCTTGATAGCGGCGTAGTTGCCGGACGTAATTCAAACGGAATCAGTAGTGATATACGGCAAATTTTGCAAAATCCCCAAAAACGTTTTCGCCGGATCCGAAATGAGAAAGGTGAATTGGTTCTATCACAACCGATGAAAGATTATCATCCAGGGCAAGGTGTATACCGCTCTGCATACAAGAACGCTCTCCGAACATCTGCAACAACTACGAACACAGCTTATCGTAGTGCAGACTATGAACGTTGGAGTAAACAGGATTTTATACTAGGAATTGAGATACAGCGTTCGGCCAATAATCGCGGACCGTGTAAGATCTGTGATGCGATGGTTGGAAAATATCCTAAAACATTCAAGTTTACAGGCTTCCATCCTTTCTGTATCTGCTTCGCTACTCCCATTACGATGGAACCAGAAAATTTTGCGGATTTTCTGCTGAATGACACAGTTCCGAAAGAGCAGGTTATTACAGACATTCCCCAGGGAGCAAAGGATTTCGTCAGCGAGAATAAAGACGGATTGCAATCGGCTTTCTGGTATAAGGATAACTTTACCAATGATGGAGGACTACAAAGAGAAATAGTTTCCCAACCTATTACGAATGAAGTTATAAAGGTTTCTAAACCTAAACGTATCAAGACTGATGCTGAAATTACAGATATTAAACAAAAATGGAATGAACGAAAACTCTATAACAAAATAACCAACACAGAGAATGAAATACGCCTGAATAAAAGCTTTGAGACAGGAGTCTTATTTGACAAGAATGGTAATGTTGTAATCGATAAGCGCGGAGCCAAATATAGTGTTGAGTTTACGGATGAAGAATGTGCGAAGATGAAGGATTGCATTTTTACACATAATCACCCAAGAGGCTGGCAAGAGCCAGAAAAGAGTTTGGGACGAATTGGCAACTCATTCAGTCCGGCTGATATGTATCTTGCAATAGCCCATAATGTATCAGAAATGAGAGCTGTAACACCTAATTATACATTCGCTATGAAACGTCCCGAAGAAGGATGGGGAATTACAATTAGTAAATTCGAAAAGCTAGTGAATCGGGAGAATAACAAACTAAGAGCAGAGTTTACTGCTAGAATCAATAATAATACACTATCCCCAACAATGGCTTCAGTGGTCCATTATCATATATTATGGAAACGGATATCCGAAAAAATGGGATGGAGTTATACAAAAGCGAAAACTAGTTAATTGGATTCTTTTAGGAAGACGAACTCCCCTTTTTGGTCGCTTTCTTTTTTGTCATGTACCTGTGAACCATCAAGGTATTTAACAGGAATACCATTAGGGTATGCCGGGCATTTTAATTTATCAAAATTAAAATGCTTGCATTGTGTACACTTAGATATATACACATTGTAATATTCATGTCTATCTTCTATATAATCCATTCTACGCTTTAACTTAATTACAAATGTATGCATTTGATTCTGAAATAAAATATATAAGCAGGAAAAATTTACTCCCAATATATTTTAAGGAAAAAAGTATGAAGATTTTAGCAACCATCAAAGCAGCTTTGAAAAAAGCTGGAATTCCTGAAAAGTATGCGGCCAAGGTGCAAGCTCTTTTTGACATCGAAAGTGAAGAGAATCTGGATAACTATATTGGGTTATTCAAGGATAATATTCTTCCGGACTTGGTATCAAATGAACAAGGCAGTCAAGCCAGTATTGATGCTGCTATTGCCGCTTATGAGAAAAAATACGGTTTGAAGGATGGAAAACCTATTGAGACAACTAAGACTAAAAAAACTAAGAAGCCGAAAGATGACGAAGAAGATGAAGACGAGGACGAAGATCTCGAAGGCTTGCCTGCTTCTGTTGTTAAGTTGTTGAAAGCCCAGCAGAAACAGATTTCCGAGTTGGCTGCATCTGTCTCTACTGTCGCTACAACAGTCACTACTTCTACGAAGCAGGCATCTGCTAAAGCATTGTTTGCAGATTCTAAACTCCCTGCAAAATGGTTTAATCGTATTGATGTCAATTCTGAAACTTCTGTTGAAGACCAGATTAAAGAGCTTCAAGAAGAATTTGCCGAAATCAAACAATCTGTTATTGATGATGAAGTCGCCGGTGGTGATTACAAGCCTAACTCTTACAAGCCGAAAGAGCGTTCAGAGAAAGAATGGCTGGACTTGATGGAAGATGAAGAAGGTTCTGATAACGGAGTTGCCAGCCTCGGTCTGGAAGATTAATAATTAATTCATTGTATTATGTTTAGAAAAAAAGAAACTGAATTTCAGTATGCTCCCGGTATAGAGAAGATTATCGAGGACATCCAAGGCGGTGGAACCATCGCTCGTGCGGAACTGAAGGGAATCATTGACGAACTTCCTCCGCTTGTGATTGTGGGTAAAGATTCCAATGGACTTTATCATGTCGTAAAAACGGCAAAGGTTACAGCCGCCGTCGCTGCTGCTGCCACGGCAGTACAAGTCGCAAAAGGGCATCTGTTTAAAGTCGGAGAAGCAATTACAGTTGGCGGTGCTCTTAAGGGGGCGTCTGATTTGATTGCTGCTATTGATAAGAGCAATGCTTCTTATGATACAATTACCGTTGCTGGTGCTATTGGTGCTGCTGCTATTGGTGATGTGCTTATTTTGGCTAACGTAAAAGCTGCTGCTAATGCCGCCAAGTTCAAGTATGTACCGGAAGCTATTACTATGAACAAAGTAGATGTAACTGTTGCAAATCAACAGTCTGGTCTCCTTGTGCGTGGTACTGTTAATGAGAGTGTAATGCCTTACCCGATTGATAAAGACCTGAAGGCAACGCTTGGTTTTATTCGTTTTGTCTAATCCATTAAAATAATGATATATGGAAAGAAGTTTAATTAAACAAGTGAACCGTAAGAACATGGGAGCACGACTTAACTCACGTAAGGTTAAGCCGGTATTCTTCCCTAACTTCTTCGGTGTAAAGCAGAAAGATTCTCTGAAATGGGAAACTTTGACCGGAGAGAAAGGTGCTCCTGTTATTGCAGACGTTATCAGCTTTGATTCTTCTGCACCGCAAAAGAAACGTGAAGTTGTAGGTAAGATGTCAGGTGATATCCCCAAGACTGCCGTTAAGCGTGGTATGAATGAAAGCGACTGGAACGAATACCGGCAACTTAGCCGTGATTGTGAAGGTGATTCGGATTTGAAATCTATCCTTGACCTCGCTTTCAAAGATCAGGACTTTGTATATAACGCTGTTCGTGGACGTTTCGAATGGTGGTGCATGCAGCTGATGTCTAAAGGTGGGTTCACTCTAAACTCAAGCAATAATAACGGTATTGTTACCGAGGAATTTGTTGGTTGTGGTATGAAGAATGAAAATAAAAAGGTTTCTGCTGCTGACTGGGCAAATGCAAACACTGCAGACGGATTGCAAGACATTGAAGATACAGTAGTTTCTGCCTCTGCTGATGGTGTTACCATTAAGTACGTAGTGATGCGTAAAGATCGATTTGCTTTATTGAAGAAACAGAAAGCCGTTATCGAGAAAGTTAAAGGCTGGATCAATCAGAAAGAAAAGCTGACTATCTCCAAGAAAGTTATCAATGAATATCTCTCTGCACAAGAGAATACAGAAGGTGTTCAAATTGTCTTAGTGAGCCCGGCTGTTCGTATTGAAGATGCTTCTCATAATCGCACTACGATCAATCCATGGGAAGCCGCTAATATCTGTTTTTTGGAAGATTTACAATGCGGTGACATCCAACATGGTCCTATTGCAGCGGAACATTCTGTCGAGTACAAGAAGAAAGCAACAACACTGAAAAAAGACTTTGTTTTTATCAGCAAGTGGTCTGAACTTGAACCGTTCAAAGAGTGGACTAAAGCAGAAGCTAATGCCATCCCGGTAGTCAACGATCCTGATGCAATGTATATCATGAAAACTGATGCCAAGGAATGGGCGGCCGATGAAGATACTGAAAAAACAGATGAAGAGTAAACTATAATGGCAACAATCAGAGAAACAATACTGGAATATCCATCTATTGGGGATATGGAAGGCTTCTTGGATAAGGTAGTCTTCGTTAGGCGGGGTATCAACCCCGAAGCGGAATGTACTACTGAAAGCATGAAGCAAGTCGGTCTTTGTGTCGCTGATATGTATGCCATGATGGTAAACTCTCAAGATTTCAGTGAAAACAAGCTTTCTATCACTCATCCCCGTTCTTTCTATATTCAGACTGCAAAGCAACTGTACATAGAGAACGGGGAGCCGGAGAAAGCTGCTAAACTTGAGAAACGAATCATTATCAAAGGGAGAGCTGGCAACAGATGGTAAAACGGTATCCACATACAGCAATAGTTACTATTGAGGCTAACGGGCACTTAGTTAATGGTGAATGGGTTCCTGGGAAACCGGTTGAAATATCTGTCCCCGGACGCTACGACCCGGTAAGCGATGGAAGAATTGTTTTAAAACACAATTCGGCTGGTGATGAAACACAGGTACATGGCTATTTCTACTCCAAAATGCAACCGCCGGCAGATAGTAAGTTTTTGCGTTTGAAAGTTGCATCAAAGGGTATTGATGTACCGGTTATCTGTTGGGAACCTTATCAATCACATTCAATTATCAACGTATGAAAAACGGCATGACTCCCCTATTCGACCAACAGTCACTAGAACGTTGGTTCGATCACTTTCAAAACCGAGCAGAAGAAAGAATGTTGAAACTTCTACAAGGTGCTGGTGAAAAGTTTGTCGAAGTGGCTCGTAAAAGTGCTTCATTTGATGATCATAGTGGTAATCTTCGTTCCTCTATCGGGTATGTGATTGCAAAAGACGGTGAAGTGCTTACAGAAAACTTCCAAGAGAGTGACAAAGGAACTGATAAAATTACCGGTAAATATAAGGGACACAGGCTCGCCAAGGAAGTCTCGTTATCGCATACCGGTGGTTATGTGTTGGTAGGTGTTGCAGGAATGGAGTATGCGGCAGCCGTGGAAGCTAAAGGGTATGAAGTCGTTTCAGGGGCTAATACGCAATGTGAGAAATACCTAAGAGACACATTGAAGTTATTTTTTAGTAATATGTAGCTATGGATGAATTTGACGCTGTAGATATAGTTTATAATGCTGTGGCCGCTGCGGGCACCGATGTTATGATTTACAAGGACAAATCGGAAGCAGGCTTGACCAATGAACATATCGTTATCAATCATCTGCAATTGAATGAACTTGACTTTATCAATAAAGTGCCTGTTAACATCAATATCTTCGTACCTTGGAGTGATGAGAATGGTATGTTAAAACGTCAACGAATGAAAGAATTAAAGCGTAAGGTGCGGAAGTCGCTTGATTCAATCAATAGTAATGACGGTGTATGTAAAGAAGTGACAGTTCTCTGGAGTGTTCCAATGCCGGACTTGAAAGAGAAATTCGCTTGTACAAATATTAGATTAGAAATTTTAATAGATCAATAATTATGGCAGGAGAAGTAAGACCTATCGCTATGGGCGTAGGTAAAATTAAATTTGGAACAGTCGGTGACGGCGTTCCCGGTGCAGATCTCAAAGATTATCCCCTTCCGACCAAAGGGAGTGTTGCATTCAACTTTGCAGATCCCAAAGAAGTAAAAATTGAAGTGGAAGGCAGTGAAGAACCTTTTTATGTTGAACTTGTGAAAGATACGACAGATTATGTCGAGTTCTCTATCCCTACTCCATCAAATGAGGTTCTCAAAGAACTGGCAGGCGGTGAAGTAGATACAACAGGCGGAAAAAACATTTGGAAAAAGCCTATTAACACTCCCTCTATTTCAAAAACGTTCCAGTGCGAAACATTACCTAAAAACGGTAAGAAGGTCGTTTATACCATCGTGAATGGTAAGATCGCCTCAAAGATTTCGCAGGCTCCCGGATCAGAACAAGCAGAGTTATTGCTTGTTCGTGTATATATGCAGGCTGCTGTTACTGTAGACGGTAAGAGACAGACCGCTTTTATGCGCGAAGTAGTTACTATTGCCGAAGGCGGAGAAGCCCCAGCTAATGCAGCGAATGTCGAAAGCGGAGAAGCTGCTCCAAGTGGTGCGAAAAAATAATTAACGGTCCTGTATAGCTTAAGTTGGTTAGAGCGCTACATTTATTAAGTAGAGACCGGCGGTTCGATTCCGTCTACAGGAACAAACTATTGAAGGATGGAGCTGAAAGTATTGAAGGTTAGTTGCAAATAACCGGAAGTATTGCCCGGAAGTACAACGGGCTAGGCTCCTTGAGGAAATTATGAGTATAAAGAACTTATTTCAGCAAGAATCGGAATCTGTAACGGAGCAGCCTGTCAAGATTCCATTTGATTTTACTAACCGAGATTCTATTCCAAAAGGAAAGGATCCCGGTGATTGTATTGTAATAAAGCCTATCACTGTCCGGACATGGTTTAGAATTCGTCCGCTTCTCCTTGAAATTGAAAAGGAAGATATTGATAAAATGATTGTGAAAGATGGTGAGCTGAATGCTGATTTTCCAGAATTGATGAATAAATATGGAGGACTACTTCTTGATGTCGTTTGCCTGGGCATTCATAACAAGCCTAGTGATCCACCGGCATGGTTTAAAAAAGCCCTCATTGACAATACGACATGGGAGGATATACGCATATTATTCAATGCAATCATATATCGCATAGGGTATCACCCTTTTTGTACCTCTATCACGATGCTTCGGAACGTGAGCCCGCTACGAGAGACGGAGATAATAGCCGCTCGGAAGAATCTGCAAAGTTGGAAGGATATAACCAAAGCAGATTCTTAGTTATTGCAAAAGAAGCTCTAGGATTAACGTTTAATCAGACGTTGGATAGTAGCTATGGATTAATAGAGATATTGCTTCAGGAGTACTCATTTGTGATGAGACAGCGTAATAAGACGACTGACGAAGACGGAAATGTTGAAGGACGAGATTATGAGTGGGTAGAACTTCCGTCTTTTGATGACCCTAGTAAGACAGTCAGGATAAAGAAATATAACGATATTGCTGGAAAGGTCAAACGATAAGGTAATTTGCCATTGTGTTTATATATTAGGTTAACTGTTTTTTTATAAATTGGTTTAGAGTATGTTTTCTAGTCCCTTGTATCTGTGAAGATATGGGGGATTATTTTTTAATCTCCTGAAGCTTCTGATTGAGAGATGCATTATCCCGCTGTAGATTCTCAATCAATCTTTTCTGATAAGCGAGCATCCCTTCAATTCTTCCTTCATCCTTGCCCTTCTTGTAAGCAGCATTAATTTCTTCTTCTGTGTAGTTCCTTTTATTCGCTACAGATACGTTCTCATTTTCCTTGGTCATGGCGCTAATGAATAGTAATTTATATATTATAGAAAAAGGCTATCTCTCCCCTATTCTTTCCGACCAAGGAACATAATCTATTGCAACGCATTAGGATTATGTAGCAAAGGGAATTGATAGCCTATATTGTGGTATAGTAGGCGAATCAACTCCCTAATACGTTGAAATAAAAATCGTTCCTTGGTCTTAGAACACTGCAAAGATGCTTATTCTTCTCGAAATAGCCAAATTTTACCTCCTCTTTATATTTTAAGAATAAATGCTATATGGGTATTCAGAATAAAGATGGTGCGTTATATTTCGCTACAGGTATAGATAATTCAGGGCTATATTCCGGGCGTCAAGAAGCGATGGGAATCATAAAGGCAATGGCCGGTGAAATTACCGCTTTTGATGTATTCGGAGGGATTGGCATTAGTGCGGGAATCGCTTTTACTCAAGCAGCCAAAGAAGCATATAACTTCGAAAAGCAGTTCCAGCAAAGCATGAAAGAAGTTGCTACTCTTTCAAGCGGGATAAAAGGCAGTCTTACCGATTTTATGAATAGCGTTATTGATATGACTAGAGAGGTTCCAGTCGGAGCCGTAGAGTCAGCGAAAGCACTATATCAGATTGTATCTGCAGGACATGATGGAGCGGATGCTATGAATATTCTAAAAGTATCTGCTAAGGCTGCTATCGGCGGCGTTACAGAAACGGCTACTTCGGCAGATGCTATCACTACAATTCTTAATGCATATAAAAAAGGAGCTTCTGAAGCAGAATCTGTTTCTGATATGTTATTTACCACAGCCAAGCTTGGTAAAACTACAATGGGAGAACTTGGAAAGAGTATTGCTCAAGCTGCTCCCATTGCCTCGTCCTTCGGTATTGATATTGAAGACGTGCTAGCAGCTGTCGTATCAATAACCAAACAAGGTGTTCCAACAGCCGAAGCGATGACTAAAATACGTGCGGCAATTATGGGAACGGCTAACCATTTAGGTGATGCAGCCTTTTCCGGACGTTCTTTCCAGGAAGCATTACAGCTGATCTATAACGAAGCAAACGGAAGTACTACAAAAATGAAAGAATTATTGGGTACCGACGAAGCTTTACAGGCTGCACTAATGATAACCGGACAAAATGCAGTAGGTGCTGCGTCCGATCTGGAACAAATGAAAAATGCAACAGGTGCCGCAGAAGCTGCTTTTATAGAAATGTCCTCATCAGCCGAGAATCAAATGAAGCTTCTTGGTAATAATATAACAGCTGCCCTTCGCCCGTTAGGAAAAGAAATCTTAAAGGAAATATCCAGTGCAGCGCAATCTATGAATGAAGCCTTTGCTGACGGAAGCGCTCAAGAAGCATTGAAAGAAATAGGAGCATTAATAGTTGTTGTTACGACTGCCCTTGCAGGATACAAAGGCAGTATTCTTGCTGTAAGTACTGCTAAGCAAGTATATGCAACGGTAACAGCAATTGTAAATCGACAGCGTGCTATTGAGGCCGCTGATTTAGTCCTAAAGAAAGGCTTGTACGCTATTGAGGCAACAATGATTGCAAAGAATACATCTTCTCGTATCTTATTGACAAAAGCCCTCAAAGCTCAAACTATTGCACAACTAAAAAATGCTGCTGCAATGTTAACTAATCCTTATGTATTAGCAGCTGCCGCATTTGCAGGGCTTGGGTATGCAATTTACAAATGTGCTACAGCAGAATCTGTCTCCGAAAGAGCTATAAGAAAGCATAATGCTGCTATGGAGACTCAAAAAAAACATTTTGATGAATTGAAAAATAAGGCAGAAAGTCTTGTCAATATTATAAGAGATGAAACATCCAGTCAATTTGATAAATTAAGTGCATACAAACAACTTCAATCTATAATGCCAAATGTTTTAAAAAATCTTGATTTAGAGAAGATTAAAACAATGGAACTCCATGATATTTTAAAACTACTCAACAAAGATAAAAATGAGCAATATGTAATGGGGATTAAGGTTAGAGCTGTTATGAAGCAAGAAGAACTTGATGCAGCTACCGCTGAATGGCAAAAGGCTATCGATGAAGCTGAAAAAAATAGAAAAGATGGTATTGAAGATCCAGGATTAAGTATAAGAATTGGACGATTAGCCAAAAAGAAGAATGAAGCTGCAGAGTCTGCCCGTCTTGCAAAAGAAGAAGTAGAGAAAATAAATGAAATTCAGAAGAAAGCAAAGGAAGAACAAAAGAAAGAAGAAGAAAAAGCTGCCATTCAAAATAAAGCCTTTTGGACAAAACAAAAAGAAGATGCTACTAAAGCATTGGAATCAATCGCTTCAGCACAAAAGAAGCAAATGGATGCCGGAAAGTTCAAAGGGATAGATTCTGCTGTGGTAAAGTCTTATAAAGAAAATGTCAAGAAGCTAAAGGAGGCTGAAAAAGAATTAAAAGTCTATGATTCATCTTCCAAGAAGGATGACCAAGCGAAAAAGCTACGTGAAGAACAGGAGAAATATAAACTCCTGCTAGATAAGCAGAATAGAGAGCAACAGCGTATGAAAGAAGACTCTGCAAACCAACTAGAGCAGCTTGAAATAAATAAGCTTAAAGAGAGCAGTGAAAAGGTTCTAAAACAAAGGGAACTCAATCATAAACTAGAATTACAGGCTATTGGTCGCGAAGCTGAAGACAAAAAGTTAAAAGTGATTGAAGATGCTCGTTCCGCCTTTGATGCTAATCCTGACAATAAAGATAAAATCTTCAATGCATCAGCATATGTCAAGTCAGAGCCAGTAAAGAAACAGTTTGATGCATTTGATAAAGTTGCTAATGAAAAAAAGGAAACTACAGATTTAAAGTACAATCGTGGGGATGATTTAGCTGATTTGCTGAATCAGTATCAAGACTATACGGACCAACGCCTTGCTATTGAACGAAAATTCAACGAAGATATTGCCACCTTGCAGGAACAACGTAAGCAAGCGGTTAAGAATGGAGATACAGAACAGGTTGAACAAATTGATCGGTCTATTGCTCAAGCAACAAAGAACAAGGGAATGGAATTGATGGGCCTGGATTACGATAAGTTGAAAGAGTCTCCGGAGTATGTTCGTGCATTTGAAAATCTGAAAGAAACGTCTTCTGAAACTCTTAATTCTCTGCTTACTCAATTAGAGAATGCAAAGAGTACGGCTGCCAAAGTTCTTTCCCCGGACCAGCTTCGCGAATATACTAGTACTATTCAATCAATTATGGATGAATTGGATTCACGTAACCCGTTTCAATCATTATCTGACAAGAAGAAAGAATTAGCAGAAGCAGAGGAAGAGTTAGCTAATGCGCAAATGGAATTAGAGAATGCCCGTCAGACTGCCGAGGCTGTCAAGGGTGGAGCACAAATAGAGAATGGTGTCAAGTCCTCAAAATTCAACGAAAAGACTGGTAAAATTGATTCCACAAAAGCTTATCTGACCGAGGCACAGGCTTTGGATAAAGTAAAAGAAAAGACTTCGAGATACAATGAGGCGAAAGATAAGGTAGTACAAAAGGATGCAAAGGTAAAGAAAGCAGAAAAAGACGTAAAAGCACAGTTGGATGAATTATCAGACGCATTAACTGATGTTGGAAAATCAATCGGTGGACCGGCCGGAGAGATTATTTCTTTAATTGGTGAAATAGGAACCTTTGCATTGACTGCTATGAGTGGTGTTGAAATGGCAGCAGATACATCGGCTAACGCTATCAGTACAGTTGAGAAGGCATCTGTTATTCTTGCTGTTATTAGTGCCGTTATACAGGTAGCAACAAAGATTTTCAGTATGTTCACTAAGGACGATACGACAGAAAAATACGAGAAAGCGAAAGAAACGTATGAATCCTATATTAATATTCTTGATCGGATAATTGAGAAACAGCTGGAGTTAGCGGAGACCTTGACAGGAGATACCGCAAACGCTGTTTATGAAGCTGCTATTGCCAATATCAAAGAACAAAGCGCAAATGCCCGAGTACTGGGGCAACAATACTTAAATTCTGGTGCTTCTGGAAAGTCACACTCAAAGGGTTATGATGAAGTAGATGATATGTCCGGTGAAGGTTGGAAACAAGCTGCAGAGGCATTAGGCATGTCCGTAAAGGAATTTAAAAAGAAAATGGGTGGTCGTATGACTGGATTATTTGATTTGACCGATGAGCAACTTGCGGAACTTCAGGAACATGCCGGTATCTTCTGGTCTCAACTTGATTCAGACACGCAGAAATTTGCAGATCAAATCGCAAATGGTGTCGGGCAGGTAGCGGAGGTGCTGGAACAGCAAATAGCTGATACCACGCTTCTTGATTACAGCTCTCTTCGTTCAGACTTTCAGGACTTGCTTAATGATATGGACGCCGATTCTGCTGACTTCGCTGATAACTTCGAGGAATATATGAAGAATGCCATCGTAAATTCTATGCTTAAAGAAGAATTCATGGACAGCTTAATGGCTTGGAGAGAAAAACTTAACAATGCTATGGATGACGGTGTGACTGAAGATGAGTATAATGCACTGAAGGCAGAAGGGCAACAGCTCTCTAATGAAATGAAAGCAAAACGAGATGCAATGGCAGAAATGTTCGGCTGGAATGATAACGACGATGAGCGTGAGGCATCAAAGAAAGGATTTGCTTCAATGTCGCAAGATTCAGCCAACAAACTAGATGGAAGCTTTGCTGTAATGACTTCGCATACTTATTCTATAAATGAGGAAGTTAAGAGTATTAATTCAGGAACAGAGAAAATAGCAGAGAAACTGTCATATCTAATAAATATGGATAAGAATATGGCTGAAATGCTTCGGGGTAATGATACTATTGTTTCCCATTTATCGGATATCTCCAATTACACATCTAACCTTGTGGAAATAAGAGAGTTCATGTACGCTGTAAAGCTGGGAATAGACACGTTAAACACTAAAGGTATAACATTAAAGCGATGAAAGGGCAATTATTGATTGACGGAATAGAGGCATATACCAGCTTGGGTATATGTGTTACAAAGGGAAGTTATAATAATCTTGTAGCATTTCCTGCCATGAAGGAACCAGATAAGAATGATTGGCCGGAGGAGGATGGACAAGAATTCGATCTTTCTTGTCCTGCATTGGATACGGCCGAAGTAAGCATTGAATTTGCGTATATAGGCAGTTTGGGTATTGGTGGATTGATTGATATACTTTCTGACTTAAGCTATCATGAATTTTACTTTCCTTTCATTGACAGGAGTTATAAGTTACGTCTGTCTTCCCAAAGCAGCTATGTTATTAATCCGAGCCTTGAAGTTGCTAAATTTATTTTTAGTAACGACTTCCCCCGAGAAGTCGATTACGAATACCAGGAGCCCGTAAATGAGCTTCCAATGCCTAAAGGTTACGAGATTGATGACAAAGACTTATCCGATTATGGCGTAGTCGTATTGCAAGGTAGTAATGCTGAAATACTAAAGGCTCCGACGGTAAAAAAGAACCTATTACAGAATTTTAAGCGTCAAGACGGAGCAATCTACGATGGTGAAGTTGTGAAATTTCAGACGAAAGAAGTATCTCTCAAATGCCTAATGCGTACCAGAACAATTGAAGCATTCTGGCGTAATCACGATGCCCTACTCCATGATCTCACAAAACTGTCTGCCAAGGTCGATGATGAAGGATATGAGTATTCCGATGCGGAACGTATATTTTATTGCGATGAGTGGAGTGAAAGCTATCCCTGTTATTACAAGTCCTGTCAGACAAATACTTTTATGCTAAATAATGGTGTATGGTGGGAGTTCACTTTAAAACTTGTTTTTACCAGCTTCCGGATCGGAGAAACGGAGTTCTTGCTTGCATCCGAAGCGGGTGAGTTTATCATAACAGAGGATGGAGAATTTTATATTGATTTAAATTGAAGAGGCCATGGATGAAAAAGAAATGAATGGAATCGTAATTAAAGGAGAATATCATGAGGCGGTACAATGGGACCTGGAAGGATTCAAATGTCACAAATGTTCCCTTTATGAAGTTTGTGATTGTATAGCAACTTGTACATTATCAGATATGTCTCTTTGTGAACATATTACTGATAACAAATTGTCTGTGTTTGTCAATCGCGGAAAAGTGAAAATAGAAAAAGTATAGAAGCCATGCCATTAAAAAAGAAAAGAATATCAGAATTAGATGAAGCTAACGACATGAAAGGCTTCTTCACTATCGGATACCGAATTGTTAGCGGTGTTAAGACTAGCCTTAAATTCGGGCTAGAGAAGATTCAGACGGCATTAGATAATATGCTCAAGGCTACGAGTGATGCACAAATAGCAACTACCGATATGAGGCAGTTAGAAGCCACAGTTGAAGAGAATGAATCGACTCGTGAAACCGCTGAATCCCGTCGCAATGCTTCCGAACAATCCAGGCAAACTGCTGAAACCGAACGTTCTCGTGAAGAACAGGCACGGGAAGCAGCTGAATCCGTTCGTATCACTAATGAGAATGCACGTAAAACCGCTGAAAGTGGACGCTCTACTGCTGAAACTGCACGGGATAATGCAGAAAAGAAACGTGTAGCTGACGAAGGTACACGAGAATCTAACGAGCAGGTTAGAAAAGATTCCGAAATAGGAAGAGGCAATGCCGAATCCGAACGTGTGGCTAATGAGAATGCACGCAAATCTGCCGAAACTTCCCGTGTCTCCGAAGAAGATAAAAGAAAGACTTCCGAAACAGAACGTGTTACGGCTGAAACCGGACGTTCCTCTGCTGAAAATATCAGAAAGCAAAATGAAGATGCGCGTAAGACAGAAGAAGCGGCCCGCGTAACTGCTGAAGATAAACGGGTAATTGCTGAATCCGGACGTGTTGATACAGAAGCTAAACGTGTGTCGGATGAACAAACACGTAAAAGTAATGAAGATGCACGTAAGACCGCTGAAACAAGTCGTTCTTCTGCTGAATCGGAACGTGTGAAGGAAGAAGACAAACGAAAAACTGCGGAGAGTGGTCGTTCTTCCGCTGAATCTACCCGTGTTTCTGCCGAGGATAAGCGGAAAGCAGATGAAGCGACAAGGGAAACGAATGAAACCTCACGTGTGGCTGCCGAATCTGAACGCGTTACCGTCGAATCTGAACGTGTATCTGCCGAAACCGCCCGCAAGTCAGCGGAGACAAACCGTGACTCCGAAGAAGATAAGAGAAACGCTGCTGAAACTTCCCGCGCTACGGCTGAAACTTCCCGTTCGTCAGAAGAAGACAAGAGAAAGCAGAATGAAGATGCGCGTAAAACTGCAGAAGGTACTCGCGGATCAAATGAGGCTAAGCGTGTAAACGCTGAAACGGAACGTGTCGAAGCAGAGTCTCAACGTAAGTCAGAGTATGCCGGTATTGTGCAGGAAATGACACAGGCAACAGAAGAAGCCACGGCAGAGCTTGAAGCCGTTAAGAAAGCTACTAACGATGCAAATGCCGCTAAAAATGCGTCTGTTGAGCAGACAGCCCTTGCTAAGAAAGCCACGGATGCGGCTAATACTGCGGCTGGTAGTGTTAATGCAGCTAAAGATGCTGCAACTACTGCGGCTGCAGGGGCCAATGCTGCTAAAGCTGAATCAGAAGCTCAAACCGCCTTAGCGAAGAAAGCGACAGATGAAGCAAATACGGCCAAGGATGCATCTGTTGAGCAGACAGGTTTAGCAAAAAAAGCGACTGACGATGCGAACGCTGCTGCACTGGCTGCTAATAATGCTGTATCGGGAGTTGATGCAAAAGTGAAAGCTGCTGTCGATGCACTTGTTGCCGGTGCTCCGGATGCTCTCGATACACTTATTGAGTTAGCGAACGCACTTAACAATGATCCTAACTTTGCCACGACGATGGCAACAGAGCTAGGAAAGAAACTTAATATTTCTGATATTGTTAATAATCTGACAAGTGGAGGGACTAATAAAGTGCTTTCTGCCGAACAAGGAAAGGCATTGAAAGCAGCTTTGGACTCCCATAACCATGATAGCAGATATGAACTGATAATCACTAAACTGACCGCCTTTAACAAGAATTTCGGTACGACCGCCGGGACTGTATGTGAGGGTAACGATTCGCGTTTGAGTAATGCACGGCCTCCATTAGCGCATACGCATAAGGTATCTGAAATCAGTGATTTCCCTACCTCAATGCCTGCAAGCGATGTGCCTGCATGGGCGAAGGCTGCTAGTAAACCTAGTTACACAGCAAGCGAAGTAGGTGCATCTCCATCTAATCACAATCATGCAGGTACTTATGAACCTGCATTTACCAAGAATTCGGCCTTTAATAAGAATTTTGGTAGTGCGGAAGGAACCGTATGCGAGGGAAATGATGCACGTCTAAGTGATACACGTGTACCGAAAGCGCATACTCACAAAAAGTCTGAAATCAGTGATTTCCCCTCCTCTATGCCTGCGAGCGATGTGCCTGCATGGGCGAAGGCTGCTAGTAAACCTAGTTACACAGCAAGCGAAGTAGGTGCATCTCCATCTAATCACAATCATGCAGGGGTCTATCAACCAGCAGGAAGTTATGCAGCGAGTTCGCATAAACACGGAGCAACGGATATTACTCCGGATAGTACTCACCGCTTTGTTACTGATACAGAAAAAGAGACCTGGAACAGTAAGGCTGCGGGAAACCATAATCATGATTCTACGTATCAACCAAAAGGGAATTATGCAGCTTTATCACATAAGCATTCGGCATCTGACATCACGGATGATTCTATACATAGATTTGTCACAGATTCGGAAAAAGATGCTTGGAATAGTAAAGCGGCAGGAAATCACAACCACGATTCAGTATACCAACCTAAGGGTAGTTATGCTGCAAGTTCTCATAAACATACAGCGACGGACGTTGAAGAAGATTCGACTCATCGTTTTATGACGGATGCAGAACGTACAAAACTTAGTGGAATAGCCTCCGGAGCTAATAATTACTCTCATCCGGCTTCTCATCCAGCATCAATGATTGAAGAAAGTACTACAAGAAAATTTATGACTGATGCAGAGAAAACTTTACTAAGTTCTCTCGAAACTAATGCAATTCAAGTAAACAGTCAAAGTTTAGGACAAAACGGATATGTTAAGTATAGTAATGGCTTATTAATGCAATGGGGAACAAGAGCCGGAGCAACGGGGACAACTAGTCTGTATTTCCCTACCAGCTTCTATGATACTAATTATAACGTTTATCTTACTGGAGGGATAAACGTTACAGGTGAATCATTTGTGTATGCTCCGGGTTATGACCCTAAGAATAAGAATAAATCATATTTTAAATTCCTTACCCGTGGAATAAATTCAACTCCGGCTATCGTTTGGACTGGCTGGGATTTTACATGGTTTGCGATAGGTCGGTGGAAATAAATTAAAAACAAATATCATGAAGTATTGGAAACAAGGATTTTATGACGAACCTATAGATGGTTCGGTAGAAATTACAGAAGAACATTATCAGGAGTTATTGGTAGGACAATCGGCCGGGCTACTCATAGCTGAAAGCCAAAAGGGATATCCGATCTTAGTTGTGCACGAAGCTACTATCGAAGAAACCAGAGCGCAAAAACTAAATGAATTGCGACTTTATGATTTATCCGAAACAGTAAATCAATTCAGTATTAATGACGTATTCGGTTGGTTAAACAAAAGTACCCGTGTGGGGCTTATGAACTCAATCAATATTGAGAAAGAAGCCGGACGATCTGAAACAAGTATCTGGATTGGTGATATAAAGTTTATCTTATCAATCGAAAGAGCTATTGACATGTTACAACAGTTAGAATTGTATACCCTTGCGTGTTATGACACGACACAAAGGCATACGAAGGCTATTAGTCAATTAGAGACAAAAGAAGAAATTGAAGCATACAGCTTCAAAACTGGTTATCCCAGAAAGCTCAACTTTTCCGGATACCCTATCGTATAATCGTAGTTTTCAATTTCCTCAATTGTCTGCAATGATCTGACTGCTGCGATGTGAGATTGTGTCACATTGTAGCAGTTGAGTGCATACAGTTCTAAGGCATTCAACATTGCTAAAGCGTTAGGTATAGGGATAACATACTTCACTGCATCATACCATAGGGTTGTATGCGTTTTCCCTACATTTTTCTCAATCGAAATTGAGTTAAATAATCCAACACGTGTGGATTTGTCTAACCATACACTTTCCCCTTCAATTTTAAAAGAATTGACATCGGCCGATTTGTCAAACATCTGTATTTCAGATATTTTCATTTTTCGCACTTCTTCAATGTCGTACTCATATTCTACCAATATTGGGTAGCCATTCTTGCTTTCAACTATAATCAACCCAGCTGATTGCCCTGCTAATAGTTGATTGTAATACTCATCCATAATTTCTACCGAACCGTCTACCGGTTCATCGTAGAATCCATTTTTCCAATACTTCATGATATTTGTTTTTAATTTATTTCCACCGACCTATCGCAAACCAGTCCCATGATTCTTGTGATAAACCAGTAGTCCCCCCACTTGCATAATTTCTATTCAAATAAAATCTACTAACTGTTTTATTTATTGCCAAAGGAGATGATGAATATACGGCGGAGTCACTACTAGGCTTATATACAGTTGCAAATATTTTATATTCAGTATTATAAAAAGATGTAGGCATAGTCACACTATACGAAGCTGTAGATGAACCTCCAACTCTGCCCCATTGTACAAGTAATCCATTATTAAATTTTGCATAACCGTTCAAGGATAGATTTACGCTTATTGCGTTCGATAGATCAGCTAAAGCATACGTAGTCTCGAGAGAACTTAGGTGAATTAAACTACATTTTGAGTGATTTCTTTTAAATATTTTTCATTTTGATTTATTTCGTGACAATGCCGTTGATGTTGTGTGTTATATATTATTTTGGCAATGATTCGTCTATCATTTCCTTACTTTTATGCCTATTATTCAACACATTTCTATTTGACGTTTATATTTTAGGATATAATTCTAAAGGTGATATGATTTTATATAATGGTGATAAGGAAATAAAAATCGAAGTAAAGGATGAAAGCTACTCTTATGAAGCTATCATGGGAGAAGATACACTCACTTTGTATTTTTCTCATCCGGGATACTTGGAAATACCGGTTGGCTCTTGGTGTGACTTCTACGGAAAGCGTTATTCTTTGAAGAAGGATAGCAATTTCAAGAAAAACGGTGAACGTAACTTCGAATATACATTGATTCTGGAAACTGGGAAGGCTGATACGATGTTGTGGAAAGTACGCCATACCATTGACAGAAGTATTAAGTTCTCATATACAGCTAAGGCACACGAACATCTACGTCTACTTGTTGAGAACCTGAACCGTCGGAGTACCGGGTGGAAAGTCGGTGATTGTATCGAGGGAACGGAGAAAGTAATCAACTACAATCACACCTATATACTTGACGCTCTCAATCAACTTGCAGAACTATATGAAACAGAATGGCAGATCACTGAAGAAACTGTGAATGGAAAGCAAATTAAGACTATCCATCTGCGTAAAGTTGAGTATAACAAGGAGAACCCTTTGAAACTGTCGTATGGTAAAGGCCACGGCTTCAAGGTCGGTGTTGGTAGGACTTCTGGGGATATACCACCCGAAATAATTTTGGTAGAAACTACAGATCGCAATATTGATTATTCTACATACGGATCTAAATACCTGTTACTTCCAAAGAATAAGACTCTTGTTTACGAAGGGAAAACGTATAAGACAGATGCGGATGGAACTTGTGTCATGCGTGCTGATAAAGAACTTACAACAGCAAAGGAAGATAGTCTGGACTGTACAGCTATTTATCCTTCCCGTGTTGGTACTGTTAGTTCTGTTATTGAAGTGAACAAGGAGAATAACTTCTTTGACTTTGTAGATAAAGACATTCCTGAAGAGTTGAATTTCGAAGATTGTCTCATAGCAGGAGAAACAATGACGGTTATTTTCCAGACTGGTATGCTTACAGGCAAGGAGTTCGAAGTAAAGTATATCCATGAAGCGAAAGACAAGAAAGAGGCACGTCGATTTGAAATTGTTCCGCAGGAAATTGATGGTATTACTATGCCGGAGCCGGAAGTCTGGCGACCGAAGGTTGGTGATACATACGCAGTGTTCGGAATGCAATTGCCGAAGGCTTATATCTGTAACGATAGTACACAAACGGGTGCGAGCTGGGAAGCTTTCAAGGAAGCTGCTAAATACCTCTATGAACATGAAGATAAAGCATTCATATTTACCGGGACATTGGACGGTATTTGGGCTAAAAAACGCTGGTTGGAGATAGGCGGAAAGATTGTGCTAGGTGGATATGTAAACTTCTCTGACACACAGTTTCATCCGGAAGGTTCTCTTATCCGGATGATCGGAATCAAACGTTTTGTGAATAATCCGTATTCACCCGAAATTGAATTGTCTAACGAACCGATAGGCACGTCTGTTTCAAGTGATCTGAACAAGATCGAAACTAACGAGGTGACAGTTATTGAGAAGCATAAGGATGCACTTCAATTCACAAAGAGACGGTTCCGAGATGCGAAGGAAACGATGTCTATGCTTGAAGATGCACTGTTGAATTTCTCCGGCTCTGTCAATCCGATAACCGTTTCAACCATGCAACTGCTTGTAGGTGATGAAAGTTTGCAATTCCGTTTTGTCAATTCAAAAACGAATCCGGTTCAATTAGCTCATAATATCACCTATAATGCCAATACTAAAATACTGAACGCTCCGGCAGGAATCATTCAGCATTTGACACTAGGCATTAGCTCTCTTTCTTCTTCCCACAAGGCAGATGAATACAAGTACTGGGATATGGCTGAATACAATTCTCCGGTGCTTATTGATCCGGTAAAGAAATATTATCTGTATGCCAAAGTTAGCAAGGAGAATCAAACAGGGACATTCCTCTTGAGTGAAACGGCTATTAAAATGGAACAGATAACCGGATATTATCATTTACTCACTGGAGTGCTTAATAGTGAGTATGACGGTAGTAGAAGTTTTGTCGAATTATACGGATTCACAGAGATTCTCCCGGGACGTGTAACAACAGAACGGATTATTTCGCCGGACGGAAAGACGTACTTCGATTTGGTAAAAGGGGAAATAGGCGGAAATATTCAAATTAAAGCCGGTTCCTCCGGATTAGAAAATCTATCTGAATGGGAAGATGCTCATCAGGAAATAAAGGATGCAGCTAAAGCGGCCAAGGATGCTGCTGATTCAGTGGAAGGACTTCATAACTATATAGATGGAGCCTTCGCTGACGGAATTATAGACGAAGCAGAAGCAAAAGCTATTGAAAAGTATATCAATACTGTCAACAATACCAAACAGGCTATCGAAGCAACTTACAATAAACTCTACACGAATGTTTATTTATCCGGCTCTGCAAAGATTAGTTTGCTCAATGCTAAGGTTACATTGATGGGAAGTATTGAGAACCTTATAAATGCTATCAATACGGTCATCGCTGACGGACAGGCCACTGTAGAGGAAAAAAGAGAGGTAGATAATAAGTTTACTCTGTTTAATTCAGCCTTAGCGACTTTCAACACAGCTGTTGAGGAAGCTAATAAGGCAATACAGGATAAACTAAAGGAATATTCCGACGAGGCACTGAAACAAGCGATACAAGCTTTAGAGGACGCTGCGAACGCAGCCAAGGCTGCACAAGATGCAGCCGATTCAGTCGATGGCTTACATGACTACGTAGATGGAGCTTTTGCTGATGGCATTATTGACGGGGCGGAAGCGAAAGCAATAGAGAAGTATCTGAATACAGTTAAGAATACGAAATCTGCCGTTGAAGCTACATATAATAAACTATACGTGAATGCCTATCTGGAAGGCTCTGCTAAAACAGATCTACTTAATGCTAAGGTTTCTTTGTCAGGTGCAATTGATAATCTTATTGCTGCAATAAATACGGCTATTGCAGATGGACAAACGACTGTTGAGGAAAAAAAGAATGTAGATGATAAGTTCGCTTTATTCAACTCTGCTTTAGCCAGTTTCAATACAGCTGTTGAAGGAACAAACAAAGCTATTCAAGACAAATTGAAAAGCTATTCAGATGAGTGTAGTGCCGATCTGAAAGTGCTCAATACTCAAATCTCCGCACAAGTAACTCGAGTTGATAGCTTGACGCAGCGGATAGATACTGCCGGGTGGATTACCACAGCAGACGGCAATAAGATATATGCTTCTAAAGAACTGGAAAACGGCAATACGCTTATATCCTATATTAACCAGGCAGCAGGTGAAACGACGATTCACTCTTCAAAGATTAACCTAGAAGGTGCTGTTACAATCACCGCACTGCATAGTGACCTGCAGACAGTGATTAACTCTAAAATTGATAGAGACGGATTAGGTAAGTTGGCATTTGAGGATGCAGTTGAATATGCGAAGTTAGGCACTACCATTGTGGTAGGCGGTTACCTGAATACTGATTTGATAAAGGTTAGGCACATTGAAGCAGTTTCCGGTTTTATTGGTGGCTTTACCATTGAAGGTGGTCGTCTTGTTTGGACACGTTCAGGGTACTTCGGTGGAACATCTCGCAGTTTGAAATTAGGCTCCGGAACATCAAAAGAAGGTGTTGTAAATGTAACATTCGACGCAGCTACCGATGGACGATTTGGAGTTGCTGCGATTGGCTCAAATTTAGGTGGGGCTTGTATTTATGCGTCGAGAAATCTTAAAGAATCAGACCGGAGTTATCCACAGGCAAATACAACGTATGCCGGCTTCTTTGATGGAGGTGTTTACGTGAAAGGAACATTGTCAAGTGAATTGTGCTTAGCTGATAATTTTGGCTGTATTACATCTAGGGATGGAAATGGTGGGATTAACTATTACCAAGGTATTGATTTCGATTTTGGTAGTAATATGAAATTCAGAAAAGGGTTATTGGTATCAATCGCTTAATATATAAATAATTATGAAAATCAATTTAAACAGGCCTTTACTCGATTTTAAAGGCAATGAAGCTATTAAAGTAGTCAACGGTAAAGAGGTAAAGCAGTATCTCCGTGATATGGTTTCAGAGGCATTGTATGCAGCAGGTTCTAACCCTCAACAGGGTTTGGATATGTCGAAAAAGTTGCGTGCGTATAAAATGTTACAACAGATTATTAACAATCGTGGTGTACTTGATATAGAGACAGAAGATGCAACCTTATTGAAGGAAATTTGTGCAGATTTCTTTGTATCTGGTGCATACGGACAAATTTATGATTTAATAGAAGGAGGAAACAAGGAATGAACATCACAGCAACTAACAGTACCGCTACAACTAAGGTTACGGAAGCTATCAGGGTTAAATACAGAATGTCAACCCGTGGCACCGAGGCAGTCAAAGATATTACTGCCGAAATCATTAAGGATGAAACGACTGTCGGATTCTTCAATGCATCGCGAAATGGAGTAACCGGCTTCTCGTTACATGAGGATCATGGGCTAACCTCTGGCGAAGTGAAGAAGGTATTTCAGACAGCCATTGACGATTGTGGTGAGGTCTTGAAATGAAGTATTAATATTTTAGATAAATGATTATGGATTATTTCAAAAACTTACTTATTGGATTGATTACCGGCATAGCTGCTTATCTCAATCCTATCTCTGGGGAGATCAAAAGTCTTATTGCAGTATTTGCTCTTAATTTCATTTGTGGACTGCTTACTGCACTCCTTATCAATCATGAGAGTTTTTCTTTTAAAAAAGCTTGGAGGTGTATCGTAGAAGCAACTATTTTCTTTGCCTTGGTTAGCTGCATCTACTTTATAGGTGAACACAAGGGAAATCCGGAAGGTGCGCTACAATGTGTCTCATTTATTACGTATAGCGTTTTCTATTTCTACGGGGTGAACATTCTTCGAAACATAAAAGAGATTCTCCCTAACTCTAGTAATGGTTACAAGGTAGTAGCTTTCCTGCATTATGTACTAAGTGTCGAGTTTATAAAGAACATACCATATTTAACGAACTACTTACAAAAAGGAGACGCAAAATGAAAACTATTGATGCAATTATCATCCATTGTTCTGCCACACGTACCGGGCAGGATTTACATGCAAAGGACATTGACCGTATGCATAAACAAAGAGGGTTTAACCAAATAGGTTATAACTTTGTCATTGACTTGGACGGAATGGTTGAGAATGGGCGACCGTTAAGTATTGACGGGGCCCATTGCAATACCAAAGGATTTTCAGAGTCTTCATATAATAAGCATAGTGTTGGCATCTGTTATATCGGTGGCTTAGATGCAGCCGGAAAACCTGCTGATACACGGACGCCCGCTCAAAAAGCTAGTTTGCGTGAATTGGTCGCGAAGCTCTGTAAGGAATATCCTATAATTGAAGTGCTCGGACATCGTGATACTTCGCCCGATCTGGATGGCAGTGGAGAGGTAGAGTCTAGGGAATATATCAAGGCATGCCCCTGTTTCGATGTACGGAGTGAATTTTCTAATTTTCTTCGTAATACAGTGATCCGACCATGAAAGCGCTAATCTATATAACCATATTCCTGATGTCGGGAATATGGTTTACTTCCTGCAAAACTTCTCGTAATATCGAGACGCAGAAACAGATTGACTATTCAGGGGATTTCTTGTATTTGCGAAACTTAATTGAATCACTACGGCTGGATGTGAATAAGCAAACGAAAATTACTACAGACAAACTAAGTGATCTGAAGATTGAAAATACAACTGTTTACTTGTCTGATCCGGATTCAACAGGGAAGCAATATCCGGTCAAAGAAAGTACTACCACCGCTTCCAAGCAGGAACAGGAACGAATAGAAGTTGATGAAACATTATCCATTACTTTGCAGCAGTTATCGAATCGACTTGATACTATTAGTAATAAGGTTAATGTTTTGCTGAATCAAAAAGAAACTGTCGTAGAACTATCATGGTGGGATTTGCATAAGGATAAAGTGTATATAGGTATAATAGGTTTGTTTATTGTGGGGTGGTTGGTTTATAGGTGGAGGAAAAAGTAGCACATTTGCAATGTTAATATGTCAATTATCCTATGTTTGGCAGCATAATTATCTAATTAATTATCTATTTAATTTCCGCTTCTAGTAAATTACGTTACTTTTGCAGCATAATTACGTTGTTTTTGTGCTAATACTACATAATGCAACAAACTATTTAGGATTTTATTTGTAGTAATTAGTTAATAACAGTGTCTTTGATATAGAGAAATAAATAAGTCTTATGAATAAAATATATGCATTTGATTATATGCTATCCTTATTTGAGGAATGGTATAACGAAGAGAATAAGGAGCAGAATAGAGAATTCAAAAACTGTTCTAAGTTGTCTATGCTTAAACTTTTGTTTCTGACTGCAGTTCCTAAGGGAGAAGATACTAGAGACCTTTTGGATACATTTGATAATTTCTGTGCTCTCCCCTATGGGCCTGTTGAAAGTGACATATATAATGCAATTCAAAAAGACAATCTGCCTTCTTACGTTCTGACAGAAAGATCAATAACGAAAAAAAGAGATATCACATTGCCTTATAATGAAAATGACTATCTTCCTGTGAAGAATGCTGTATATGCTTTAAAAGAAAAAAACAGATTACTTATTTTATTGAACGCTTTTGATTTAGTGGAAATTACACATAAATGGGATAGTTGGAAGCAATCTATAAATTTTGCCAAGTTAATGGATATGTCAAGCTATAAAATGACTATAGAATCAATTCGAAGCGATAGAAATAAATACTTTGAATAAATAAACAAGGATGAGCTGTATACTAGAACAGTGTTATAATCAATTCATAGAAGAGTTTCCTGAATCTTGGCTTCCAAATGGTAGTGAGGATGAATCAGTGTTTTTTAATAAGAATGTTCAGGTAGAAAGCTTCTTTGAAACGTGCTTTATTTTATTAAGTAAGTCCATTATTTGTGGTGAGTATATTAATGTTCATAATTTCATTGATGTCTTGAATCGCTTTCTGGATAAGACAGCAGCAGCAGTGGAGTATGCTCCTCCATTACTGTCAGAATCAGGAAGTGAAAAAGTAGATAGACTATTATCACGGTATAGAGATTTGAACTACTCAATTTATAATGCGCTGAAGCATTATAATTATTTTGTAACAGTTTCCAAAAATAAATTTAATACTGAAGAGAATAGATACAAATATGGATTTTACAAACTGAAGAATATCAAATCTACAGATAAAATTCTTAAATTATTCTCTGATATAACGATTCCTCTATGCTTATTTGATTATAGGTTTCCTATCGGTGAAGATGAATTTCACAAACTGCTTTTAAGTAGAAACAGATTGATGGAATATATAAGTGAAGGTAGTTCGGAAAGAAGGGCTATTTTATCTATATTACTTCATAAATGCCACTTTATTATACGTAAGATTAAAAATGCTCCTTTATATATAAACTCTGAATCGAACATTGTTTGCATAAATCCAGCAGAATTAGATGTTGGCTATTATGATGAGTTTGTTATAGAGGAATGTAGTTCAGAAGAAAAAGCTAATGAACTTTGGAATGATATTAATAGTATTAATCCCAAATTGAAATCGTTTGTTCTGTTGATGAAATATTATAAACAAAATCTATCTGTAAAATCTGATATTGCTAAGATGGACTTTGTTTTAAGAAAGTACTCAGCCATTTATCAAATAAAACGAGATTCACAAGGATTTATCAATCCTAGTAGCTCAATAGAAGAATATGATAAATTTTCATTAAATTCAATTTTAAATTTCTTGCATAATTGTCGTTTTTCTTTTTATACACAAAAGTGCGAACCTAATTTAAAACAAATAAAGGAAGAACTTAGACATATAGAGAATATACAAGCAAGAACTGGAGTGAAAAACTTCCATCCATACGAGAAGGCTATAGAAGCTATTATTAAATGCATTGAATTCCATATTGGGAAAGATGATTTTGATGATAGGCTTATAGAGGATAAATTGGAAGAACTTGATCGTGTAATTCTTTTATATGAAGAAGCTTATGAATGGAGTCGTTCTCATCAATTTTTCCCTTTTCAATTACCTTTTGGAGAATCAATGTATAGTGCAGGTGATGAACTTATTATGCTATTCGTTCCTTCGGCTTATGCTAAATATATTAACTATGATACATTAAAAGAACGATTAGAACAATTTAATAGAACTAAGGAGTATTTGAGATTTCGTTGTGATTTATCTATTGAGAGAAAAGAGATAACACAGATCAAAGATGATATTAAAACTTCGGATAAAAAAGCTTATGATTTAATTGCAATATTTACTGCCACTATTACTTTTCTTTTTGGAATTGTAAATATATTCATAAATAACACGACTCTAAATTTATATCAATTGATAGCTAATACTATTGGATTAGGGGTATTACTATTACTTTTCGCATCTTCGTATCTGTTTATTTCTCCTTTGTTAATTCAAAGAATGAATTTGCAGAAATATATTTTCACTAGGCGTTTTCTATTTGGTCTAATATTAGTCGCATTGTATTTTATGTTGACTTTCTTTCTGTATAAGAATAGCCAATCAGTAATGATTAATGCAAATACTATTCAAGATGTAGTAAAAGACACATTGAATAATGATAACGAAGAACCAAAAGTGGAGATACAACAATTTAAAGCATTAAAATGAGTAGCATATTTTGTAACTGATTGAGGGTATGTCAAAATGAAGTGACGCATCCCTTTTTCTTTTACCCATTCAGTAACAATCACTGCCTTCACAATGTAGAAATTTACTCGTTATCGAAAAGGTCTCTCTGATTCGGGGCTTTTCTTTTGCTTATCTCATTTATATTTCGTATATTTGTGTACAGACGTGGATGTCTGTTGTATCATCTCTCTACGGAAAAGTTGCTAATTTTCGAAAGCGAGAGACAATACGCTATTTACTCCAAAAGGAATGAGCCTCGACTAAGTGTAGTCGAGGCTTTTTAATTATTATTTGTCGTATATAAAATAATCATATATATTTGTCCAAATAAAATTGATATACTATGGAATACTTAGATGAATTTAAGGAATTTGTAAATTACTGTAATCAAAATGGTAAATATGTTGGTTGGGGAAACCCTAACTCTAAAATACTAATAGTGGGTAAAGAGTCTGCAATGGAAGAACCTGATGAGTCTTATAACAGCAATGCATCTATGTGGGATAATCATGTTAGTAATGATACAATTATGGAGTTATGTCATAAAGTAGAACAAGATGTTAACGTAGCAAAGGGGTGGGGTGTAAATACTTGGAGCAAGTATCAGAGATTAAAAGATTATATCTATGGCAGCGAAGGGTTTCACAATCGGTATGTTGATTTCCCAACTCAAATATTTACTACCGAGATAAATGATACCCCTAGTCTCCGAACTGCTCAAGCCGATAAAAGTGGAATTTCCTCACGGAAAGAATTATTCCAGGTATCCTCCTTTATTCAAAGTTTTCCTGTGATTATATTAGCATGTTCTAATTATATTCAGAATAATGACAATATTCGCGAGATAGATAAGATTTTTGGTGTCACTTATGACGGTGATGATGTCGGTAGATTTTTGTTTAATAAAGGGAATTGGTTTTATACTCATCATGATGCCAGTGGTAGAAAACTTGTAATCCACACTCGTCAGCTAAGTGCGGATGTAAAGGATGATATGTTAAAGGAGATGGCAAAAATAATAAAAAAACATTTGGAAAGGCATGTTTGATTTATTAAATCGCTATAATAAACAGGGATGTTTAAAATTCACAATTGATGACAATTTGAATAGAGAATGTGAGAAGGCTCAAATTCCTGATGATTGTTGTGGAGTGTATATTGTATATGGCTATTTTAAAGGGACGAAGGTTCCAGTTTATATCGGAAGTTCGGGGCATATAGAAAATGGAAAGACAGTGCATCGCAAAGGAGGACTAAAAAGACGAATAATTGGGAAGCAGCAAAAGACTCCTAGATGGAAACTGTGGCCTGAAAAAATGCGTGCGCTATCTATCTTCGAATTGGAAATATGTTGGTATAATACAGAAAATGACAATCCGTTACTAGTAGAATACTGTTTAATATTGGAGTCTGTTATACAAAATAAAAGATTACCTCTTTGGAATAGCGAATTAAAATTGAGTAGGGAATTGAAAGGTGAGTTTGAAGATTTTGTAAACAATAATAATATTGAATGTTTAAAAATATAATATGGGAAATAAATGCGATCATAACTTCGTTCTTGAATTATGATATTTTTGTTATTAACTTAAATAAGTCTCCAGTATGAATAGAATTATAATTATTGGTAACGGTTTTGATTTAGCTCACAATTTAAAGACTGGATATAAAGATTTTATAAATGATTATTGGGATACTGTTGAAGAAGGGATTTATGATAAATACTGGCGGTTGTTAGACCAACAATATGGAGGGGGCAAACACCCTCTTAATGACTATGAAGATCAGTTTATAAAAATTGGAAAAGAATATGATAAAACCGGAGTTAATAAAGTTTGTTCTTCTTATAAAGAAGATAGTCCTTTATGGAAATTGCATACACTAATTGATGAGCATAATAATGATCCTAGTTCAAATGTGACAGTTACTTTAACGTTCACAAATCATTTTTTTGAGCGTATATCTCATCAATGTTCTCTTGTGAATTGGGTAGATATAGAAAATGAATATTATAAGGCATTGAAAGAGCTACTTCAAGAAGAAAATTACCAAAAGCAAAACGAAAGTATCCATACGCTTAATAAAGAGTTTGATAGTGTAAAAAGATTGCTAGAAAAATATTTAACTAGGATTACTGAAAACACAGAACTGAAAAAACATCAATCTATACAAGATGCTTTTTCAAGTTATGTAGAATTTGAAGAAGTTGCCACTTGTAAGCAAACTGCATTTATTAACTCTTTTTTTTCTAATATGGATATACGTTTTGATTTTGACATTGACCGGCATGGAGATCTTTCATATAATGAATGCTTGACAAAGGATGAAGAACTGAGGTACTATATTGATAAGAAACTTAATAATGACAATTTTAAAAAAGAGAATCTTATACCAAACACCTTGATTCTAAATTTTAATTATACAAAAACGGCAGAAAAATTATATATTAAAAATGGAAATGACAAGATTATTAATATTCATGGAGAGCTTAACAATGAAAATAATCCCATTATATTCGGATATGGTGATGAGCTAGATGATGATTATGAAAGAATAGAGAGATTACAGAATAATGATTTTCTAGAGAATATTAAATCTATACGATACCATAAAACAAGAAATTATAGAAAGCTTTTGGAGTTTGTTGCATTAGGTCCATATCAGGTCTTTATAATGGGGCATTCTTGTGGAAACTCTGATCGGACATTATTAAATACTTTATTTGAGCATGATAACTGCCTATCTATTAAAGTCTTTTATCGACAGTACGAAGATGGGACAGATAATTATATTGATATGATAAAAAATATATCTCGTAATTTTAATAATAAGCCTAATATGCGTGATATAGTTGTTAATCGAGAAAGTTGTTCTCCTTTGGTGCCTGTAAAAAAAGAGGTAGCCGAATAAGCTACCTCTTTCAATTATAAATAGTTTTTTCCCAGTCATCCAACACTGTTACATCCCACCGAGGAAGATCCGGATTAATATAGGTTACAGACCTACCATACACAGAGAAACTTTTTCCAATAAACTCGTCGATAGCTTCATCTTCCCCTTTTTGAAGACAGATATTCATAAAAACATGCATTTCTTCCCAGTTTGTAGGCCCAATGAACAAAGATTCAATGAGCCTACCTTTTACAGGAGCTCCGACAACCTGATCTTTAATTCTGTCAACCAAAGAAACTGCTTCTTCAAATGTCATACTTGTAATTTTAGAGCAAAGATATAAAAAAAACAGATGCCCTCTCCCCTATCATATAAAAGCTATTTCAATCTGTGGAATTTCAGTATTACATATTTCAATTCTATTAAGAAAGATATTTTTGTAATTCTTCGATTGCCTGTGATGCACTTCGAACTACCACATACTTATTACGGCATGATTCCGCTTGTTTTTGAAACTCCTTCTGTTCTTCTGACTGTTTCCCTACCCTCGTTTTAAACTCTATACAAAGAGAAGCAAAACCCTTTTTGGGAATAAGTACGATCACATCAGAAACACCTGGCTTTACTCCTTGACGTTTCAGGTTAGCAGCTTCCCGTACATGACGACTTCCACCATTCGGAACGGCAAATATAAGTTTGTCAGGTATATTAGGAAAATATAGAGGAATAAGTTTAAAGAACTCTGTTTGTATGCGAGCTTCCTCGTTATTATGTACTTCTTTTGAACGTGGAGGATTACGCTGATCTGCATAACAATTATAACACATAAAGCCGGTATCGGTTTTAATAACCGACACCGTTTCCTTTCCACATAAAATACACTTTTCTTTAGTCAT